TAATTTGTCATACTGCTAATAATATCTTTATTCATTTTTTCTATTGGCGTTATAGTTTCTACTTTTAAGTTAGTAGTAGCCGAGGATTTTATACATTTATTCTTAATCTCTTTTATCTCTTTACTTAGAGACGCTATGACATCAATTAGATATTTTATTATAAATCCTGCTAATAATATAACTACCAATACAATTAAATCCATTCTTACTACTTTCAATGAATAAAAAAATTAAACAAATTTTAATTGCGCACTACCATTTATTATAGAAAGAATATTCAATTCTTTCACAAAGAATTTACCTTCATATAATACATTATAATTATAAGATTCACCCAATATAGCTTTTGTTGCGTTTTGTATGGTGTTAAAAGCCGGGTCTTTACTATAATCATTTGTCGTTAATGTAACAGATGTTTTAATTTGCGAATTATTATATGATCCAGACGCATTGATTTTCTCAGGAAATAATGCAAACGAATAACAGTATATTCCTGTTCTAGGTATATTAGTGTGATAATAATATGGTTGAACATTATTATAATATTCCGCATTATAATCCGCACGACTTGTATCATTTGCCCATTTAATAACTGCCTTATTCATAATATTCATAGTTTCGGAGTATACGGGTGATGCTGTGTAATTAATATAATTATTATATTTATCTAACATATCATTTCTTCTAATAAACCATATAATTTCTTTTACATGATTATTAGCATTAGTAATATCACATGTTACTGTTGATTGTGCGGATGTGTCAATATTTAATTCAGTCAATTTAACAGTATCTATAATATAATCCATGCTATTCGTTTCAATAAGCATTTTACTACGCTCGGTAGTGTCTATAAATACATATGTCAAATGTAATTTATTTTGAACATCATGGTTCTTATTTTTTATGAATGTTCTAATCGATATGTTAGAATTATGTAGAGAATTATAAAAACTACTTGATACATATGTATTCAATTTATTACTCCATACCTTGTATAAACCTTCAATCGCGCGCTTATTAGTATATACATCTAACGTTACTTCATTATTTGCTAATTTTAATAAAGGCAATGCTAGTGATGGATTCCTCGTAAACCAAAAATTTAATGGCACCTGTATTTCTCTCTCTTTAATACTCGGAGTACTGCTCGCAAATGTAGATACTGGATAATTAATATTATATAACTTATTATTAATAAGTGTATATTTTGCCTGAAAACTATAAGGTGCGGTATATTCCGCAACATTACCAATCAACTTATTGTATTCTATTCCATCTTTATTAGTTAATTCATTCCAAATATTCATCCAATCGCTATATAATGTTTCAATCGTATTCCCATCTATCAATAATTCAGCACGATCTATATAATTATAACCTATATTTTCAACCCATCTAAATCTTAATTCATTGTTAGAATATATATTAGGTATTTTAAATGATAAATACATATTTGTTAATAAATCCGCGCGTCTATCGATCTTATATGTCATCTTTACACTTTGATAAAATCCCCCTCCGGCATTATTTATCGGAGGGGTCTCATAGCTTTCTAATGAAAAGTTTGTGTGTTTTTTATAAACGTACTTATAATAATTAATACACGGATTAGTTGTTATATATTCATCCATTTGTCCCGTTAAAACTAGCTGCAATAATCCGCCACCCATTTTATTGTTATATTAATACCTTAATAATATCTTATATATTATTAATAAAATTTTCTAAATCAACATATGTTCTGGCCCCCTCATATGATTTAACCATTTTATCATTGTTATCAGATTTATCTATTAGTAATATTGATGGAAATCCTTGTATATCAAACTTTTTAATTCTGTCCATCTTATCTTTCATGTTATATTTCTCAAATTTACACTTATCCGAATTAGAACTCTCTAATTTTTCCCAAATACCGCTTTCACTGAATTCATCACAATGACCACAGCCGTCCATATAATAATATTCTAAACTATATTGTTTATTATTGTTATAAAAAGTTTCGCATATATTCTTACTGTTTAATATTAAAACAAATAATATCAATACAAATGTCGCTAATATAATGTATTCAATCTTAAACGTTTTTTTCACCATTTAATATATACTTCTAAAATACCAATAGATAATTATTTTTTACAACACGGTGTATTTATTAAATGACTAAAAAAATCATTACCATTATTGTCAATAAACTTGTCATATTTATTTTGTTCTATCATTAATATTCTATAATCTAGTTTATCATAGTTTGAATATTTATCTTCATTTATCATATATACGGTATTATTATTATGTTCCAATAAATATTTATAAATAGCCCCGTTTTTTTTTAAACCATAAACTATAAGAGTTCTATATACCGATTGATTCTTATAAACCTCTTCTAACTTGTTTACAAAATCGCTAAACGATTCAATGCTATTGGTGGCAATCGTCATTTTATATATAATATTAACAATGCCTTATGTATTTAATTATATAAGATTATTTATATAGTATTATATATTACAATGAATGATAGTATTATTAAAATAGATATAGCTTATTTTCAAAAGAGATATGAACAAATCGAAGAAATACCAGATAATATTAAGAATAAGGCAAATGATTTAAGTGAAAATTATAATTGTTTTAAATCATATTATGACCCCAAAATGATATGGGCGAAAAAAGTTTATAATAAAAAAGAAAAAACAATAGCTCCAAAAAACAGATTTCATATTATAATTCCTGATTTTACCGATAATTCATTATTGAAACGCAAAATACTAGGTTTACTTAATAAAATAACAACCAAAAATAAATTATCATTATATGATAACATTAAAGAATTAATTAAAACAAACGATAATCATACTGTCATAGAAATAATATGGGAATATATTAAACTAAATGAAAATAATTTATATAGTAATATATTGAGTTTCTTTGATAAAGATTTTTTGGATAATTATATAGATTCTAAATGGAAAAAATATATAGAGTTGCGTGAATGGGACCCGCCAAAATCATTTTATGATAATAATATACTTTTACTAAATGATGAATATGATTTATACTGTGACTATGTTAAATGGAAAAAAAATGTAAATAATATGAATAACATATGGTTGAAATTTAAATTTGAGGAAATACAAACCTTATTATATTTATTATTTAATTATACACTCTTGATTATAGAAGAAAATAAGGTCTATAAGCATATTATAGATATATATTTAGAACAAATATTGAAAATATTAACTGTAACTAAAACACTGGATATTATTAATAAAATCAGAGAAATAGATAATTCAAATTTTAATAGTTCTACGAAATTTATAATATATAATATTTTGGATTTGGAAAATAAATAATTTCTATATTATAATATAGAGTAAGAAACATAATAAATAATATGAGGGAAGAAAACAATCTATCTTTTTACAGTAGCTTAATAATTCAAATGATATTTGTTATATTATTATTAATAATATACACTTATTTATACAAGTTAGAAAATATTGGGTGCGAATGCTCCGAACATCCTAACAAAGATTTTATCAAGAACTTTACTATATTAGCATTAGTATATTTCTTAGTAACCGCATTTATTTCGCTAAAATCCGTGGCGAGAAGCATGGGTAGTGTATTCGTACAATTAGTTGCTATCGCGACTTTTGTATTCTTCTTACTATTTGTGGTATATATTTACTACGCATTCGATTATGTTAACTATTTAACTAACGAAAAATGCAAATGTTCCGAGGATATGACCAGAGATATAATCGCAATCGGCACTATGATATCCCTATTCTTATTCCTAACCCTATTATTTACCATAATCATCATCCCTATATTAATAAGCACCCTAAGCAGCCTCTTAAACCGCATCGAGGTTTTTGAAGATGAAGTTGAACAAACTATCCGTAACCCAATGCGTACCTTAAAATCTACCCCTGATAGAATCGCCAAATCTGCGAAAGATATCGGTGCTTTTGTTAAGAAAAGCGCTAAAAAAATAACCAATGTTCGTAGAAAAAGATAAATGAAACTAAATTATTTTTTTATATATTTAAAGTTCTAGTATTATCCTTTCTTTTTCCTGATTTTTTTAATATCTGAATATCGGCAGTATCCTCTATTATAGAAGTTATTTCCTCATCACTCACAGATAAAGTTTCTATATTATTATCTATATCGTCCTCTACCGATATATTATTATGCACATTATTAATTATTGAATCTACATCGTCAACAGATCTATTAAAATTACTTTGATACTGTGGCATTTCCGATGATGTCGGACCACTATTTAATGAACCAAATAAATTACTTACCATCCCAAATAATCCCATATTATCACCACCCATTCCCATATTATTTGATTCCGGTGCTTGTGCTTTCCCTCCACCTCCCATCATATATTGTTTGGTTGCCGCATTTTGAAATTGTTTCATCAATTCTGGGTCGGATTTTAATACATTTTCAACATCCGGCATAGGCTGTTCTTTAAACATTCTGCTTGTTAAATGAAACATAAATGCACTTCCAGATAATGACATGAATAACCTTAATTCTGGTGCCATTTTCTTGCCTGACGATTTGTATTTATCATGCAATTCCTCAAAAATATCATCATAATCATTTATATTTTCATTAACTTGTTCAGACCATCCTTCCAGCTTTGCAGCAAATGGATCGTATCTTGAATTCATATATTCCGCGCCAGATACAAGCGCCATTAACATCTTCTGTTGAAATCTTATGCTACCATCAAGCTCTTTTTCTCTTACAATACGATTATATTCCGATTTCATTTCTTCTAAATCAGAATTCATATTGAATTTAAATGGTATCTTAAATCCCTTAGATTCCATTCTTTCAAATTGATATATTATCTCGCGTTTTTCATTTATCTCATTCCTAATTATATCCTTTGGACTTAGATGTTTCCGTTTTATTACTCTACTTTCATCACTGCCCGTTGTTGACCCATTGCTACCACTTTGTGAAGAACGGCTACTCGCACCACTTTCACTTGTAGTATCCGAATTACTATCGCGACCACTCTTTTTACCCCCATTACCCCCATTACTGCCGTTACTGCCGTTACTACGACTACTGGCACTACTGGCACTACTGGCACTACTCGCGCTACTCCCAGAAGTACTATCCATATCGTCATCGCGATTTATTTTTTTATTTTTATATATGTTTTTCATATTTTTCATATATTTCGCTTTATTATATTTGCTATTTCCAACTGAACTTGCACGCGAAGAACGCGAAGACATAGATATAACATCGTCACTTATTTTTTTTCTGTTAAATAAACCGTCGTCCATAAAACCACTCTTATTCGTACCATTATTTTTCGGTATATTGAAATTAAAAGAATTATTATTGAAACTTGCCTTGTTCAATTCTATTAAATCATCACCTTTACTGTTTAAATTTGATATTAATGACATATTATATATTAATTGAGTTTCAAATGTTTATATATTTACAATAAATTATATATATATTAGAATACGCGCTTATTTTTAATAAATTTAAACCACTTCTTAAAAAATATTTTACCCGTTCTTAATATATATTCAGGATGAAATTGAATACCTAAGATATTATCCTTTTTATCATAAACCATCACTATTTTATTCCCCATCCGTTTAATAATTTTAAATTTTTTTTGAATCCCCACGACATAATCTTGATGAAAATATGTATACTCTAACTTTTTAACATTAAAAGGTACCGTCATTTTGAGCTTTTTTGTATAAGTTTTCATACCGTTTTTAAAACTATTTATATTTGAACGTTTTCCATATTTTATAGCTATATACTGTAACCCATAACATATTGCTAATATTGGTATTTTATATTTGAAAATAATTTTTGGCACCGGAGGAGACCCTTTCCTTAATATAAAATAATCTGACCCACTTATAATTATACCACTTATGTTATTTTTTTTAAGTACCTTTTTTATCCCCACATTATCATGATACCTTTTAATTATTAATTTCGCATTATTCCCAATCGCTTTCCTATATAATTTATGTTGCTTTTTCCAATCCCATTTATCACTATACATTGATATTAATAATATATTCATTTTTAATATAATACATTATAATTATCTAATGATTCATTTTTAATATTTGTTCTTATATAAGATACTGCCTGCAAACAAGCATCGCTTAAATCATCTTTCTTTTTATTATTTACAAAAATATCTCTTAGTCTCTCATTATCTTTAATGTAATTTTGGCATATATCTATACTTAATTTCTTATTATAAACGTATTTACTTCTTCTAAAATTTTTAGCATTCTTTTTAACTTCACTTTCTTCATATGTAATTTCGGGAACATATTCGTGTGTTTTTGATTTTAAAGAAGCGTTAACTAATACTACATTATCTACCTCTTTATCCCAATGTTTTATTAAATTGAAATAATTATATATAATATGCTGTATTGTTTTCATAATACCATTTAAATTGGATGGCTGATTCTCTATTAATACATAGTCTATCATATTGATATTAGCCTCTTTTAAAAACCCCACTATAATATCCATTTCATTATAAACTCTTTCTGATATATCATCAATCCCTTTTAATTCTTTTTTACTTTCAGCGATTGCTATTATTCTCCAATCCAATACTTCTATTTTATCTGTTTTTTTAAGAATACACAAAGCTAAATTCTTAATACCAATATCAAAACTTATATATATCATTTTATAAATAGTTATATTAATTCTTTATACTTTTTTGTATTGATCCAATAATTGTTTTATTATACTCCTTTATATTATGATGTCTTATCAATAATGTAATGTCTCTCCAAAATGTGTCATTCGCATAACTACAATTATAGCTATTAATACTTTTATGTTTTTTATATAACCACTTATATAATCGTTCTTGCTTTTTTTGGTTTGATATTTGATTTATATTATGCATCTTTTTTTGCATTATCATTTTTGATAAAAAACCTTTTAATTCGCTACATTTTAAATATTCTTTTCCCGATACACCATCCCATAAATTACTGAACTGTATATAATTATATGTTGGGCATAATAAAAAATTATCCTTATAATCAACAAATGTAGGATTATTATCAATAATTAATAATTTTTTACTTATATCATATGTTTTCCCCACCTTCATGCTTTTTAATAATTTAGGCATTATTTTTTTAATTGATTTTTTTATCATACCATTTTTATCAACAATACAATTATCGCGCGTAAAAATAGGTCTATTGAACTTTATATTATTTTGTTTTTCTATTATTCCTATTTCCTTATTGGCCCATGTTTTTTCAGATGCTGTATACACAAATATATATGAGTTTGGATAATATTTTTTTATCGTATACATGAAATTAGTAAAATGTGGGCGTATTAATAATGAGTCTTTACTGTAACTTTCATTTAATTTTTTTTCACATTCTATTTTAGATTTATTAAATGAAGATGAGGAAGATTTATTGAAACTTTTAATATTTTTCTTGAAAATATCTTGCAAATTATATAAATCGCATTGATAACTACAGTCTCCTATTATAGTTCCATCTAAATCTAGTACAAATACGTATGGTTCCATATTACAAATCTATTATATATATATATTTATTATATAATAGTATAGAAATGAAAATATATTCAAATACTAACAAGAAAAAATATTTTCAAGAAGGTAATGCTTATAGTAAAAATACGTTATCATATTCAAAAATATCAAATAAAATTTCTATGAGTAAAATTGATAAGATTTCCAGCAATGACATCATATCCGACTCTAAATCACGAGGCGATAACAAGGTTAAAAACTTCTTGAAAATGTATGTTTCCAATAAATATAATATTGATAATAGAGCACAATATTATAAATATATATATAGTAAAATAGCTAAGGTAAAGCAAATATCCTGTTTGAAAAGCAAAAAGTTTATCAAAAAAAAAAAAATTTACGAAGGATATACAATTGATGATACTATTAATTTGCAAAAACAAATTGGTTCAAACAGTAAATATGGTGCAATATATATAACTTCAATTGATAAGGCCGTTGGCAAGTACCCTATCGCATCTAAACTTATGGAAATTAATAGAAGCAATAGTGTTGAAAAATGTTTAAATGAACATATTACAACTAAAATAATGAAAAAAAAATTATCCAGGCATTTTATATTTACATACAGAACTTTTATATGCAATAATATATCGTCTAATGTTCCTCCAATTATTAAAAACCTTAATTATTTTGTTAATCTTAACGAATTAGCACATGGTGATTTGAAACAGTTGTGTAAAAGCAAAACTTATGTCGAAGATGATAGTTTGGTTTATAATGTTTTTATACAAGTAATGTTATCAATTATGTCTTTTCAAAGTATTGGTTATACACATGGCGATTGTCATTATGGTAATTTCCTATACCAAAGAAACATTGAACAAGGCTATTATTTTTACAAAATAAATGACATTAACTATTACTTAAAAAGCTGCAAATATACTATGCTAATTTTTGATTTTGGATTTGCAAAATCAATTGATAAAAGTAATATATTAACTTATAAGGTTATAGACGATTATATGAGAATTATTCACGCATTTGCTAATAAAAAAATATTAAGTAAATCGTGGTCACATTATCCCAACCTTCCTTCTGATAATGTTTCGCTATACACAAACCATTTATTAAATAAACTAAATAGCATAGGTAAAGCATTACTTATCAATAGAAATAAAACAAATAAAAATTTTAATAACTTAATTAATGATATAATAATTCCACATCTAATAACGGCTCCTAATAATATTTTTAAAAAAGGTAAACCATCTGGTAAAATTATTAACAGTAAGCCTTTTATTATTAATAACACATTACATATTTAGTTCATATCTATTATTCTCCTTTTCTAATAATTTATTTTTT